AATAACTATATTGAATCCAAACGGAGAATAACAAATGGATGATTTATTAAGAGAAGCTATCGCTGATGCAAAAGCAGTTCGTGAAACAGCACTTGCAAATGCAAAGATAGCGCTTGAGGAAGCATTCACACCACGTTTACAATCTATGTTGTCTAAGAAAATCCAATCAGAAATGGAAGACGCGGACGAAACCGAAGATGCTGAAGAAAGAGGCATGGACGAAGAAGACGCTGAAGAAATGGAAATGGATAAAGACGAAATGGATGCTGAGGAAATGATGGACAAAGACGAAATGGAAATGAATAAAGATGAAATGGACGCAGAAGAACAAGAAGACGCTGAAGAAATGGAAATGAATAAAGATGAAATGGACGCTGAAGAAATGATGGACAAAGACGAGGAAGAAGCCGAAGAAATGATGGATAAAGATGAAGAGGAAATGGACGAATCAGAAGACGCAGAAGAAGAGGACTCAGTAGAGGAATCTGAAGATGCGGAAGAAGAAGAGAAAATGGACGAAATGGAAGATAAGGACGAGGAAGACAAAGACGAACTTGACCTTGAATCCGTATTAGCTGAGCTAGAAAAAGACTTAGAAGATGAAGACGACATTGATGAAGAATACAACACAGACGAAGTCGGTGATGGTATGAACAAAGATGAAGTTGAAGTCGACGATGAAAAACTAGCTGAGAATGATGTTTCATCAGAAACCGGAAAAGGCGACAACAAAGTCAACGCAGCAGCAAATGATTCTTCAAAAATAGGACAAGGACCAGAATCAGAAGGTTCTGATAAAAAAGCCGGTGATGAACTTGGCGACCACGAAACTGTTGACGACTTAACAGAAGTTGAAGACAAAGACGAGGAAGACCTTGACTTAGACGAAGTGTTAAGAGCACTTACTGAAGAAGACAAAGAAGAGCAAGACGCGGAAGAGAGTGAAAAACTCAAAGCAGAAATAAAAGAACATCGTAAAGTAATACACTTTATGAGAAAACAATTAAACGAAGTTAATTTAATGAATGCTAAACTATTGTTCTCGAACAAATTGTTTAGAGCATTTGGACTTAACAACAACCAAAAATTAAAAGTTGTTGAAAACTTTGACAGAACTACAAACTTAAGAGAAGTTAAATTGGTTTACGCTACATTAGCAGAATCATTTAAGAAACCNNAGATTCAAAAAATTAGCAAACATACTTTAGGAGACTAATCGTGAGTAAATTAAATTCAATTGAATCTTTGATGGACGGATATAATCCACAAAGACAATTATTAGAACAAACTCGTCAGTTAGTTAAGAAGTGGGAACCAACTGGTCTTTTAGAAGGTATAGAAGACGAAACTAAGACTCACGGAATGGCAGTCTTGCTTGAAAATCAGGCAGGTCAGTTAATCCAAGAGGCTTCAGTAACAGGTGGTCAAAACGCAGAAGAGTGGTCAGGTGTAGCACTTCCATTGGTTCGTAGAATCTTTGGTGAGTTAGCAGCACAAGAATTTGTTAGTGTTCAACCAATGAACCTACCAAGTGGACTAATCTTCTATCTTGATTTCAAATATGGTACAGCCCAAACAGGTAACCATACAGAAAACTCAGATGTATATGGTAATACATCAGGGTCTAACGTAGACGCAAGCGGTGGTTTATACGGCGCAGGTAAGTTCGGATACTCAATCAACGACAAAGAAACATCCACAATGACTTGTGGAGCAACAGCATCAGGTAGTACAACATTCTCTACCGGTTCAGTTGCTTGGACAGACGTTGACTATGAGCCAGACCTATCAGGCGCACAAGCAATCGCAGATAGTGCAGACAACGCACTTATCAAAGTAAGTACACCATTAGCAGCATACACAAATGCTGATACAGACGGAGTTAGAGCATTCTCTATCTCAGGTAGTGGTTTTGATGAGTTCTTCCCTGCATACACAAGCTATAGCTCAGCAGATTCTGAAATCTCATTTGTTGTGAGAAAAGACTCAACTGCAGCTGTATTAAATGTTGTGGTGGATTACCATCAACAACCATCTACTAACTACAGTAGAACTGACTTTGAACCTTCAGCATCACAAATCGATGCTAATCCAGAAGGTGACATTGACATTCCTGAATTAGATATCGCATTAAAGAGTATTCCAATCATTGCGAAAACTCGTAAGTTAAAAGCAGTCTGGACTCCAGAACTTGCACAAGACTTAAATGCATATCACTCAGTTGACGCAGAAGCAGAATTAACATCTCTACTTTCTGAGTACATTTCTATGGAAATTGACTTAGAAATTCTTGATATGTTGATGGCTAACGCTTCAGCTAAGAAAGAGTTCTGGTCTGCAAGAGTCGGATATGAGTACGATTCAGCAAATTCAACATTTGTAGAATCAAGTGGTGCTTCAAATGCATACACAAAAGGTGATTGGTTCCAAACACTTGGAAACAAAATACAATCAGTATCTAACGCAATTCATCAGAAAACACTAAGAGGTGGAGCAAACTTCATCGTTGTAAGTCCTGAGACAGCAACAATCTTAGAGTCAATTCCTGGATATGCTACAAGTGCTGATGGCGACGCTAACACAAATCAATTTGCGATGGGTGTTCAGAAAGTCGGAGCAATTAACAACAGATACACTGTGTACAAAAACCCATATATGTTAGAAAATAGCATACTTGTCGGTTTCAGAGGTTCAAACTTCTTAGAAACAGGCGCGGTTTATGCACCATATGTACCGTTAATTATGACACCATTAGTGTACGACCCTAAAAACTTCACGCCAAGAAAAGGTGTGATGACAAGATACGCCAAGAAGATGGTTAGACCAGAATTCTATGGTAAGGTCGTAGTTGCAGATGTTAACTATGTTTAATAGTTAGTATTTAAGAACTAATATCACATAACATTAACCCCCAATTTATTTTGGGGGTTTTTGTTTTTTTAAATCAAATTTAGATACTTATAGATATAAGGTTAATTTCCAACCCTGGCAACGGATGTTGTGGGTATTGTAATCTTTACAATTAAAGGATTTGGGAAGCAGGAAATCCCCAAATTGCATGGAGAATAGAAATGGCAAGTTCAACAAAAGCTTCAATTAAAAGCTCCCTAAGACAAAGTCACGCAAATTATTTCGATAATTTAATGGACTCAGTAACTACATTAGCAGATGGTGGTGTTTTAGCCGCTGGTAGTGTCGCAGGTATTGGTATCCAAGCAGTAACAGCAGCAGGTGCGAACCAATCAAATGGTGGTTCAATAGACGCAGCAGGTGGAACACTTGTTAATGTTACAGGTGCAGACAACACAAAATGTGTAGTTTTACCTTTACTTTCAGCAGTTACAGTGGGAACTATGTTTTTAATTTTCAACAACGCAGCAAGTAATACTTTAGAAGTATTTGGTGGTGTTGGTGATGCCATCGGACCAGCAGGTGACGACACAGCGATAACAATAGCAGCAGACACAATTATGCTTTGTATAGCGCTTGACGGAACTCAATGGGTCGGAGCAGAGTTACCAGTAATTGGTGCATAATAATATCAGTCCTGAAACTGATTTATTACAAAATAAAAAGCCCCCACTTTTTGTGGGGGTTTTTTGTATTTCTTATATTTATTAATGTATATACAATTACTATTAATAGGAGATTTTAATGGCTACAGAAGCAGTATGGCCAGGTTCTGGTTCCGCAGTAAGTGGAACTACACCTTTTGGGTTATATGATACAGATTCAGACTTTCAAACAGAAGCCCCACAATTCGCAACTTGGTGTGCAAGAAGATTAGGTTATCCAATAACCGCAGTTGAACTTCAAGATTCGCAATTTTATGCTTGTTTAGAGGAAAGTGTATCAGAATATAGTTCACAAGTTAACCAATTTAACATTCGTGACAACTTATTACATCTAAAAGGACAAGCTACAGGTTCAAACTTTACACATAAACGAGTAAAACCAACATTATCAGAAACTATATTCATTTCAGAGGAATATGGACAAGAAGCTAATGTCGGTGGTACATTAGAAGTAAAAAGAACAGCAGTTTCAATCAATTCAGGCAGTCAAGACTATGACTTAAACGCTTTAGTTAGTGAAGCAAGTGAATCAGGAGCATCAATAGAGGTTAAAAGAGTTCATTATGAAGCAAGTCCAGCGATAAATCGTTATTTTGACCCGTATGCTGGAACAGGTTTTGGAACATACAATATGTTAGACGGATTTGGATTCGGAAATCACTCACCAGCGATTACATTCGTATTACAACCAATCTATGCAGATTTGTTAAGAATACAAGCTATTGAGTTTAATGACCAAATAAGAAAGTCAGCATATTCATTTGAAGTTCGTAACAATAAGTTAAGAGTTTTTCCAGTTCCAACTGAATCTGGTTCATTGTGGATTGAGTATGTAAATACTTCCGAAAGAGATAATCCATTAAGAACTCGTTATAGTGGTTCTTCCGATGTAGTGTCTGATTACTCAAATGTAAAATATGACTTTATGGTTTACAAACAAATCAATGATGTTGGTAAACAATGGATTCGTAAGTATGGATTGGCTTTATCAAAAGAGTTATTAGGTATCGTTCGTAGTAAATACGGAACTATTCCTATTCCAGGTTCAGAAGTTTCATTAGATGGAGACACATTGAGAGCAGAGGCAACAGCCGAAAAAGAACAATTAATAGAACAATTAAGAGAAACACTTGAACAAACAAGTCGTAAGGCATTAATGGAAGCTTCAAAAGACGAAAGTGAATTCGAACAAGAGAAGTTAAAGAAAGTGCCTTATCCACTTTACATAGGGTAAGATAATGCCAAGATATTATCCACAAAAGGATTTAGACACGATAGAAAAATTTAATCGAGAACTAATCGGTGAACCAAATCTATCCAAAGACGGAATCATAGACCAATTTGTTATTCTATACAGAGTATCAGTTTACGAAACAGAAACCAATATGTATGGAGAAGCATCTGAGGGTAAAACATATCAAACACCAGTAAAACTACCTTGTATTGTTACTGCAGGAGATTTTGATTTCAATTACGATGATTTTGGTCCAGATAATAGACAAACCGTAACATTTGCATTTCAAAGAGCATACTTAGTAGAAGTAGACTTAAAGCCAGACATTGGTGATGTATTGAAATGGAACGATGGTTTTTTTGAAGTAAAATCATACAACGAAAATCAATTAGTAGGTGGACAACCAGACAACCTTCATTCAGTTATCGTTGAAGGTGACTTAGTGAGAAGACCAACAACAAACATAGAAGAATATAGAGGATTTTAATGCCAAGAAGAGAGAAACCGATACCAAGAAGTCAACGAATTAGTTTCAATCGTGGGACAAAGATTAGCCGTAATTCACCTGCCGTAAAAGATGATGTTAAAAACTTCACGGTTGGTCTTATGGATATGGATAGTTCTATCTTGTATTATTTCAATGAAGTCATCAAACCTGAAGTAGAAGTTAATAAAGAAAAAGTAAAAGTCCCTTGTTTATACGCATCACCAGAACGATGGGCAGCTATGCAAAGAGATGGATATCTTAGAGATAAGAAAAGACAAATCATCACACCATTGATTGTTTATAAAAGAACAGCAATGGCAAAAAATACAGACATAGCTATTGATAAATTAGACGCAAATAAACCAAATATTTTTTATTCATTTGAGAAAAAATATACACAACACAATCGTTATGATAAGTTTAGTGTATTACAGAATATAAGTCCTGGAAAAGAATACTACAATGTAGCTATGCCAGATTATGTAACTTTAACATACGAGTTTACAATTTTTACATCTTACATTGAACAAATGAATAAGATTGTTGAAAAGATTAATTACTCTGATGGTGCTTATTGGGGT